GACGAGCCAGAACGGGAGATCAGGCTGGCAAACTGGAGAAAGCAGTAATTGAAGATACCCTAGATCGAATGTTAAAAATGCTTTGGGTTCACAACAAAGGGGCTGATTCGGGCCAGTTTCCAAGCCTTGAGGTAAAACTCATTGAGTCTTCTGTGACGGGCAGAATAAAAAGAGCCTCATCTGATCTCAACGTTACTGACGTTGGTGTCCCTATTTTGACCGAGCAAGAAGCAGATGCACTATGGGCAGATACTCCACTTCAACCTCCGATAGATGCGTCAGCAACAGGGATGAGTGTTTCTCCTGAACAATCCAGTGAAGGTACACTAATGGGTGACGAGAATGTGATACCCGACGACCAAGCTCCTTCTCCCGAGAATGAGGCCGCAAACGAATTCACTCCCAAGCCTACCGACAATATAGCACCTGATGACACATTGGAAATCGAGGAACCCGAAGAAACCTCCGAACAAGAAGTTGTGGAAGATCCTTCTATAGCAACTTTTGACCAACTACAGCAGCCAGAAAATGAGGAGTTAGATATGTCCGGGCCAAACCAAGACCTGAAAATCAAGTGGGTAGCCTTTATTGATGAAAATCCGGAATTGGCTGCTGAAATGTTTGATAAAGCCAAGATGATTAGTACCGGAGAAGAAGAACCGGAAGAAGATATGTATGAAGAAGAGTCTTCTGAGGAGGAATTACCAGAAGAAGACAACGAAATTCCGGAAGAGGGAATCGAAGAAGAGGTTCCTGAAGAAGACTACCTTGATTTGGCTGACGAAGAAGGGGAACCCGAAGAGATTCCTGAAGAAGAGCCCAGCGAGGAAGAAATTCCAGAAGAAGAAGAGCAACCAACTGAAGAAGAAGTTCCTGAAGAGGAAGAACTAACATATTGCATTGAGTGCGACCGAGACGTGAACCAAGAGGATATAGACGCATGTGACAATCCTCGATGTCCATTCAAACAAACCGAAGAAGAGGAAGAAATTCCCGAAGAAATCCCTGAAGAAAAAGGGTTTGACGATATAGAAACGAAGCACCTTATTCTTGTTGATCATAACGACCATAGCCATTGCAGGACATATGATCTGAATTTCCCTGATTTTCCCGGTGCAGAATGCAAGTTTTGTCTCGATCACGAGGTAGCAACTGCTTATTCATTTGAGAAAAAAGGTTGGTCTCAAGAGGATGCTAAAAATTGGATACAGAAACAATTCAAGCTTGACAAAGAGAAAAACAAAAGTCCTGAAGAAATTGTTTCTGAGAATATTGACAACATTGACGATATTACCCTAAAGGCATGGCTAGGTAATGCTCCTCCCGAAGAGGATGAAGTAGACACTGAATCGTTAGTAGAAATGGTGGGAGATATCCTGCCGAAAACGCTGAAATCGAAATTTGAGTCCGTTGAAAAAAGACTCTCCACGCTTGAGGCGTGATAAGGAGATAAAGATGGCCGCAATTACAAGAGACGAGCTTGAGAAGCTGCTCGGAGATAAGGTATCGGAAGCAGTTGGAACTGTTACAAAGGGATTTGAGGATCGCTTCGCTGCTCTCGAAAAGGTAGAACCTGACAAAATCCATACCAAAGGACATGTTCAGGATGACGGGAAGCTGAGAGACATTGGGTATGATCTCTATGAGCTTCCTGGTGGGTCTGTGATCAATACTGGCAATGCGCCTGTCAATAAGGGTCTGATGCGCAGACGCAAAGGTGTTTTCGAGAGTCTTGGCGAGGAAACGCAAGAGTTCTTTGTTAAAATGAAGGAACATCTCGAAAAGGTCAATTCCTTCAAGGTTGCCACGAAAGCCTTGTCCATAACAGATGTTATTCGTTCCACTGAAGATGCAACCGGTGGATTGTTCGTGCCAGACGATGTTCGTTATGCAATGCTGCAATTCGCTCCTCCTGGCACTATTGTTTGGCCTCGTGCTCAAGTTTGGCCCATGACTACACAGAGTATCCAGTGGCCGAAACTCAAGCAGGATCTCACTGCCGGAAGCGAAGATTTCTTCGGTAACGTGCAGATGACCTGGACCGAGGAAGGTCATGAGAAAACCGAAACACATGCTCAATTCGGAACTCTTGGCCTTACCTGTCACGAGCTTTCGGCTTACACTGAAGTTACCGATACTTTGATTGCTGATTCCGCAATCAATATTGGTAACCTTCTAGTTCAGCTTTTCCAAGGCACCTATTGGCACTTCACTGACCGGTCTTTTCTTAGGGGCATGGGCAACATTCAGCCACTTGGTGTGTTGAACGATCCGAAGGTCAGAACTGTCAAGAGAATCTTGGCTAACAAGCTTCGTTATGAAGATTTGTTGAATATGTCTACCGATCTTCCTCCGATGTTCGATGCCGATGCTGTTTGGATGCTTACCAAGGCAGCCTTCAATAACCTGAGAAAACAGAAGGACGACAACGGGCAGCCAGTGATTCAGCTTGGCATGGGCTACAACGACTTCGGTGAAGGAATTGCCGGATACATTCTCGGATACCCTGTGGTCATGGCCGATTACAAAGTGAACGCCTTGGGCCAGAGAGGGGACTGTTTGTTGGGCAGTTGGAAACACTATTTCATCGGGGAACGTGAAGGTGTGAAGATGGAAATGTCACGTCACACAGCGTTCCAATACAACAGAACTGCTTTTAGGGCAAGTGCAAGGCTTGGCGGCATTTGTGAAGAACCCAACGCTTTCGTCATTCTGTCCGACGAAGTGGACGATACACTCAGCTAAGATCTGAGAACGGAGGTATAGCACGATGCTTACAGGATTTGCACATAGTCAACTTACTTCTCTGCTGTGGCCTGTTGTGGGTATTGCTCCCAATAGCCTTTCAGCAGCGGCGAGTGTCAATACATATGCTGCCTCTCCACAACCGGCTGCCGGTATTGATACCTGGAACGCTGGCGGAACCCTATTCCGAAATATGCTCATGCTCATTAACGTGGCAAGTGTCGGAACCGGTGGAACCCTGGCGGTTTCCCTTTACGACTCTGAAACTGCACTCACAACTGCAAATGGGGCTGCAACCGCTGTTAAAGTGGCAGATGTTGCTACTATTTCGGCAATAGGGCTTTATTATACAGAGTTCCAGTTTACTCATGTTTTTGCAAACACTCTGGCAAGGGTAGTGTCTGACTCGGACAATCTTACCGTAAGGCGCTATCACAATGTGAGAGCGACCGCAGCCGTCGATACAGTACTCTTTGATGTTATCTGTATCTATGGGTTCAATTCAAGAGACTATCCGGTTCAGGATGCCAGTGAACTCGCAATTACGTGGGTAGCCGCATAAGATCGCGAGTTTGGTCCTCCTTTTCTCGTGGTCTGACCCCTCTCGGAAAATTCTGAGGGGGGTTTTCATTTTCGCTTGACAAGTTGGTATTTATCAGTTAATTCTCTTGTGTATTCAGGAGGATCAAAATATGGCTGATGAACAGGTAGAGGTTAGGTACATAGACCAAGCTTTAGCTGCTAAAAATGGTGTAGCTAAGTTCAAAATGGGCTTAGGCATGGCAAAAGAGTATGAAGGGAAAGGGTGGGTTAAAATCCTAAGTACCCTTCCAAAATCAAATCCTTCTCTTCCTCCTGAACCAAAGCCAATTACGATGCCCGAAGAAAGAAGTTATACTAATATTGTTTGGGTAACGGCGCGTTACATAGATGCGACAATAAAAAAAGTAGGAGAGAATCTAGGGTTCAAGGTAGATCAATGCACACCAACAAACTTTACCGCAAACCGACTCTTGGCATCACAAGTTATCATTATTGAATCGAATATCAGAGGATTTAATGGTAATCAACTTGCTGACTTGCGATGTATACAATTTCAAAAACAGATTCCTTATGTGTTTCGTGTAATTGACTACGATAATTCACAATACTTCCGTCAGTGTTTGCTTTTCTCAAAACTCAATATTTTCACCACTCAGAAGCTTTTTCATTATACTTCAGAGATGTATGAAGACGCAGTAAGAAACTGGTTCATAGAAGGCAAAGATAGCTATTATGCCTTCTGGAGAGCCATAGATGGGATATTGAATCCAAAAACAGTGATAATTAATGAAATACCAGACGAGATAGAAAAGTGAGAATTCTTACTGGTATATTCACTAGACACAAGAACCTGGAATACTTTAGGAAATGTCTTGAGCATTGGCAAATATCATGTAAAAATCTGGAAAAATTTCCAGAAAATTACATTGATTTGCTGGTGATTGATTTTGGAAAGCAACAAAGTGAAGAAATAGAAGGGTTGACGAAAGAATATGGAGGAAGATATCATTTCAAGAGAGAGAGTGGCTTTGGTTCAAATGTGAATTCAACTTTCAATTATGCAGTCTTTAATGGTCACGAATTTGTTTGTTTGCTGAACGACGATGTATTTATCGGGAGAGCGTTTTTAAGTAGTGGGGTCGAATTTCTTTTGGGAGACAAGCGGGTGGGATTCGTGGGAGGTAAAGAGGGAGCGGCAAAGGGCTGGCTAACTCCGATTGACGCAATGCACATTCCTCCGGCAGAAAACAGGGTATATGAATTAGAAGACTTTCGTAGACTCTTTTGGGAGTTCAGTGCTTGTATACTTAGACGAGAAGCAATTGAGGAATCTGGACATTTTGATACATACGGAGACCCTACGGGATACTGTTGTGATAATGCGTATCTGCTCATGATGAAAAAGGCTGGGTGGAGTGTATGGCACAGCGACCTGATGCCTTTTGCTCATCACAGAGGGCTAAGCCAACAAGAGCATCGTCTTCCTGGTGGTGATGATCCTATTAGAGATAAAATGATTGACTATCTAAAACGAGAGTATGGCATAGATATTACTGACAATATACCTATTACGCATTTGAAGGACGGCTTTCCTCTAAGTCAAAATAAGAGAGCAATCACCTTTTGGGACTTGAATATAATGCTAAAGGAATGCACATGATCAAAACTTCAATATCAATTCTCCTTTACGGCAGCCCAAATACAACTAAGGGTTTGCTCGACATGTTACATCGCACAATCAATAACAGAAACGACACAGAAGTCCTTATAATCGAAAATGGCTGTATAACTGGCCAAGAGAATATTTCGCTTGTCTTGAACAGTGGCCTTAAGAATCTTACTTTCTTTCCTCTTGGGCGTAATCTTGGTTTTGGCCCAGGTCACAACGCACTTCTAGAACAGGCTCAAGGCGAGTATTTTATTGCGCTTAATTCAGATCTTTATTTTACCGACTCAAAATGGGTAGATCGACTCATATATCCTCTGGAAAATAATTCAGAACTTAAGCTGCTTGGTCTTCAAGGATCACCTTCAGTGCTTGTTCAACGACCTGATGGCTATATAGCAGGAAGATATCATCCTGGCGATTTAGACTATATTGAGGGTTCATGCCTTGCTGGAAGGACAAGAGAATTAAGAGAGTTTGGACTTTTTGATCCCATCTATGAGAAGGGCTTATTCGAGGATGGCGACCTTTCAATGCGAATGAGACAAGCGGGATATCAAATCTCAGTTGTGAAAATACCTCATAAACATCTCAGGGCACAATCTTTGAATCAGATAGCTCCAGAAGAAAGAAACAAATTTGCGCACAAAAACTGTAACGCATTCAAGAATAGATGGAAGAATTACATGAGCACAAAACAATTCGCTAATAAGATTAATGTCGAATTGAATAGCCTTGGCGCAGGAGATATCGTGGCCCAATCCGGTATCATAGGGGCACTAAGAAAATTACACAAGACAGCCGTGTTAGAAGTTACAACAAGTCATCCTGATATATTTCTCAATAACCCTCATATCAGTGCCGTGTATGAAATGAAGAGGGAGTATGATGGGGCATATGACAGAAACTTGCGGTTCAAGCCGGATTATAGCAATTATCGTCTGATAGCCGATGAAGCCGCAGAACTTTGCGGAGTGGAACTTGATGACTATCGGCCACGACTTTACCTCTCTGGCATAGAAATTGATGAAGGAGCAAAAGTAGTAAATTCAGTAAGAGAAAGCGAAGATGATTTAGTTATAGGAGTGCATCTCAGGAACAATAGGCCCTCCTGGCAAGGAAAATGTTTTCCAGCAAATCATGCTCAAAGCCTTATTGAAATGTTACAGGGAGCGGGGGCAAAAGTCATTGAATTAGGCAAAGATATTGAACCAAGTGGGGTTGCAAATCTAAATTTGGTAGATCAGACGGATTTTCGACAGCTTTGCGGTGTGGTTGCTAATCTTGATGTCATAGTGTGCATAGATTCTCTGGTAAGTCATCTGGGAAGGACATTTGGCATCCTTCAATTTGTATTGTATGGAGCCACTCATCCTTTGGCGTATACAATTTCGTGGCAAAATGAATGTCCAATTTTCAGGGAGGATTTGAATTGTGTAGGTTGCTATCAGAGGAAAAATCTCAACGTACTAAACGCTTGCAATTTAGGAACTTCTGAATGTATGTCGGGATTGGCACCCGAGTATGTCATGGAAATCATCGGCATGCCCAGAGAAGACCTGCTGGCAAGAAATATTGCCCTATTAGAACAATACCGAAAGGAAGGATTACTCAAATGAAACTACACACAGGCCCTTGTCAATTTCCAGATAATTCAGATCTTATGACTGTCTTAGCCGCTGTACTCAAAGGAACTACAGGAAAGTTACGTCCAAAGGTCATAGTCGAAACCGGGACTCATCATGGGTTAGGTTCTACTCAGTTTCTTATTAAATCCATCGAGAAATTCAAATGGGAAAATCCAAGAGCAGACAACGTTGAAATAATAACTATTGAAATAGATGAACAAAATTTTTTGATTGCTCAAAGTAATCTTAAGGATCATTCTTTCATTAAGGTTATTCACGGTTGTTCGGTGGATGCTGATAAAGCCAGAGAATTTATCGAAAACGATAAGATGATCTTAGAGCATGAAAAATACCCTGACATATTTATTGATTCTCTGGATGATCCTGTTGGGTTTTATTTACACGAAATCCAAGGAAAACGATTCAACTATGGCAAAGGAGGGCGTGATAACATCCTGATGAAATTGATTCATCAGGTTTACGACAAGCGTCCAATATTTCTTTTGGATTCTGCCGGGGGCATTGGGTATCTGGAATTTCAGACAGTTACGGATGGCATGAAAAATCACGAGTTTCATGTCATTTTAGACGACATAACTCATGTAAAGCACTATCGTTCGGCAGCTTATATACGACAGTGTAATTGGCCTATTCTTTATGAAAACGAACGTTGTATGCTTGCAAAGCATCCTGGAAGCACAGGTAGACCCTGCGGAGTACCAGTGGGGAAACCTCTTACTAAAAAACAATTGGCATGTAGGAAAAAACCTAGAAATAGATAGAAAGGAAAGTTAAGATGGATTGGGAAATTTGGTGGTCGGTTTTTAAGTGTGATCTTGCAATCAGAGGAGCAATAATAATCGGCATAGTTTTAGCTGGCCTTGCATACCTATGGAAAACTTGGGAAAAATAGTCGAATAGATTATAGACCCGGTATGGAATTCCGAATCTATACTTGCCACTGTTTTGATGATTTGCAAACCACAGCCTTTGGGGAATTCCGAAGGCTTTTCTTTTTTTGTAATAGTTGGAATTGCTGGATTTGTTCAAGGTGTTTACGTAAGGCAAACAATGACGAAAGTTATAAAGTGGTGAAAGAATGTCAGGAATAGGCGTAGGATGGCATTGCGGAATCGGTAACTTCATTGTGGCAACTACTGCAATGCAGGCTCTTGCTGACATTGCCGGTCATCCGATAGATCTTATTTTTGATGCTTCCTGGAAGGGTTCGGACAGGGATTCAATTGAGATGATGGCCAAGAGGATGTCCTTTATCAATAAGATTGTGGATTATTTTCCTGGAGACACTCTAAACCAATACGATCATGTTTACATGTCAAGACATTCTACACTTACAAGTTCACTTTATCAGAGACTTTATGGCAACATGGCTAAGGAACTCCCCAAACTGCCAATGTGGGCTGCAAGCTACCAGCACGAACGAGACTACTATCTGAGTGAGATCGAGGCCCTATTAGGCACCAGGGCTCGTATTTTTCCACAATTCGTGCCGATTGCCAACTCGTTTCCTTTTGAGATATCGGATAAACCATACATTGTAATTGCAAATGGATGGAAAAGAACAAAAGGGGCTTTCTGGGAGAGAAAGTGCTGGCCTCACTTTGGGGAGTTTGTGAATGTTTTTCTTTCTTACTATCCGGAGTTTGATGTGTGTATAGTAGGGGGAGAGGAGGATCAAATTTGGAGTAAAAATCTGGAAATTTTTCCAGATTTTTTGGTCAAAAACAGAGTGCATGATTTTACAGGCAGACTCAATATTTTAGAAACTGCTTATTTAATCAGTAGAGCGAAACTAGTAGTTTCAAATGATAGCGTTGTTGGGCATTTTTCAGATTGCTTAAAAAAACAAGGAATTACACTATGGGGGCCGACACTCGTATCAAAAAACGGTGCTTTGAATGAAACAATAGAAAACGTCAGATCTTCATTAAAATGTGCCCCGTGTCAGGGGACCCATCTTGGCATGATATGTGATGATTGGGAAAGATGTATGGCCGAGATTCCAGTGGGATTAATCATGGCAGTTGTAAAAAAGCTCTTGACATAGCCTCAAGATTACGTTATACCACTTATAGATTCCATACTTCCTAACACCTTTCCCCGTGAAAAATCTCACGGGGTTTTTTTTGCTTAAAACCTTTCCTGACAAAAGAAAAAGTGTTAGAGCCATATCAACGAGGAAAACATGGCTCTAATTGAACTTTCAGGATTAAAGACCTTTTTGAAATTACCTTCTGATTATACAGACGAAGATGATAAGCTTCAAATATTAATTGATCTTGTAAACGATAGTATTGACAAGTATGTAGGGCGCACTCTTGTTCGTACCACCTATCGACAAGAAAAGTATGACGGACCCGGAACTGAATGCCTGACTCTCAGAAATTATCCTCTCAGAAGCATTCAAAACATCTATATAGGCACAACTGAAATATCATATCTTCCTGATGTTTATCCCCCCGTTCCTTGTTCGGGAGTTTTACCACTTTCACTTGGTTTGGACATTAAAGACACAATAGGCTGGTTTGAGCAAGCAAGCGCAGGAAAAGGACAGTTTCTTACAGCAGAAGAAGGAACGGTAGTAACAATAGGGAGCACTGGCACAAACACTGATGTCACGGTCAATGCTTTGATCAATGATGAGTATTTTGTGGCCTATATTAATTCTACCGGAAGCGAGATTACTCTTGATAGAGATCCAGGAGAGTCATTCGAGATTGAGAAAATTGAAGCGGCTACGGAACTAAAAACACCGGATTACTCAGCGGACTCAAGCCTTGGCTACTATTATGTGACAAATCCCGGCGATGGCATTGTGAATCATTCTCTGTGTTGGCCTATCGGAAGAGCAGTTGTCACAGTGAATTATGTAGCCGGTTATGATGAGGGTAACTATCCTGCTGATTTAATAGCGGGAGCATATGAAATGGCAGCTTTCTATCGCGCTGTTACTGAAAAATCAGGTATTAACTCAGAATCTTTAGGTTCCTATAGTGCCTCTTTGATGACAACACAAAACATGGAAGGTGGATTAACAATTCCATCTATACTTTTCAGAATGGTCCTAGACCGTTACCGGTGTAACTATTTTTCGCACTTAAATCACTGAGGTTGATATGCTTCGCAACATGCTAGTTCACAAGTGTAACATCTATCGACTTCAGGGACTTGAAGGATTCGATATGGGTGATTCAGAAGAGGGTGAAGTTACGGAAGCATGGACAATAGTAGCGGAAGAGGTAGCGTGTCTTTTTGAACCCGAAGATACTCCGATTCAGAGAAGACCCGGAGGTATGACCGAAATAGGGTCACATCGGTTTTTTGTTGATAGGGAAGCCGACATTCGCAATGGAGACAGAATCTATTGGAGTGCAAGCGAAACCGGAGAGGCATTCTATGAAGTAAAAGCAGTAATGCCAAAAAGAGACATGTTTATGCGTTTGTATCACAAAGAAGCAATATTGGATCACATCGACTGGACTCCGCCAATCATTACCACTGGTTGGGTATCATAAGGGAAACTGCCATGAAACTCATATACACAGACAACTTTACACTTACCACGAGTGGCGTATTAATTCGACGAGGATCTACTCCCGGCAACGGAGTAATCCCAAATGACCTCCATATTACATCAATTGTTATCCAATTGGTAACTTCTACGGACACAATTGAAGTGAAAGGTGTTGATTCAAGAAGCTCTTGGATAGTTCAAGACGCTGGCGCAGGATATTCTTTAGAGCGAATTATGAACGATGATCGACTTTTTGTTTACGTCAGGGCATATTCTGGGACAGTTGAAGTGAATCTCCACTGCGAAGGGGATGAAAAATGAGTTTTGGACCAAAGCCAATAGCGTCTGGTAGTCCTGGCGCCGTTACCGCGGCGGAAGAAACCATCATCAATTCGCGCCTTGACGATGCAGAAGCGGCTCTCGGCAGTGCGACCGATGAAGACCCTGCGGCCACGACATCGGCACTGACGACACATACCGGAGCGGCGAGCCCCCATAGTGGACACGAGTTGACGAGCAACAAGGATGCCAATAGTGGGTACGCGGGACTAGATGTTAAAAGCATAATAACTTTCAACCAAATGCCCGTAACACTTGTAGATGGCCGACTTGAATATGTTGATGCAACCACATTGAAGTGGGCATTTTTAGACAGTAGTTATGTGGGACTATTTTATGACGGCAGGCGTAGACTGATCAAGCTCGCATCTGAACCCACGCTGGCGGCAAGTGGAGATGATGCTGGCGGCAACGCGATAACATACGACAAAAATTACTCAGTGTTCATGCAAGCTACAGGCTTAACGAGCGCAAGCCTTTTCCTTGTTCCATGGTATTCGGATACTGCCCGTGCCGGTGCGTGGTTGACTACAACTAACTACTATTTCGGAGACCCAAGAACTAATGGCGGCAACACATACGTTTGCCTGAGTGCTCACACTTCGGGTACGTTTGCGACGGATCTGGCAGCCGGGAAGTGGCTCGAAGTCGAAAGCGACGGATTAGGCCGGTTTGAGGGCGCAAAGGTGTTTGGCTACTCGGCGTCCTATCCCGTTGCCTATCTCCACGTTGGGGACGTGCGGCTCGTGAACGATTCCGGTGCGAAGTTCGCATGGACGGACAACATAGCGTACGTCTGGAATCGGTATCACCAGCGGTTGGTGACGATCAAGGCTGCGAATTCTACACCATCGTGGACGTATGCCAGTACGACAGTACGACAGTCCAACGGTGGGACAGGGCAGACACAAGGTAAGTTTATTTGTGGAACGGCGGGAAAGGTAAAGCCGAGGTTGGCTCTAGTGGTTAGTACGGTATCAGCCAACGTATTTATTGCGCCGACGATAGATTCGATCACTGCGTCGCTAGAATTCGGCTATGGAGCTGACGTAACTTATACGTTGGAACGAAGTGTCTCTCTAGATATAACGCTTGGATATCATTATCTAACGTCTGTTGAAAAGGTGTCTATCGGGACGGCTACTTTTTTTGGCGGGGCAGATTTTTACGCCTGTGATGTAGAGCTAATGATGTAGAGGTGAAGATGGATACAACACTGCATTCAAAGTTGGTTGCTTGTGGTTGCAATATCACAGGTGTAGACAGCAACGGAAACGTGTCATGGGCCGAGAAGGCCACAGTGAAAGAGGATCTGGTAAAATCGGTAATTGCCGCACATGACACGATGCTGTCGTGTGCCGAGTCGGTTGCTCTGCGGGAGCATCTGGGAGCCGAGTCGGCTGAGTGGGCGGCATATCTGGAGGCCCGAAAACAGCCGGTAGCTGCGGAGAGGGCACGGCGGTATGCTGCTGAGACGGATAGCCTCTTTATGAAGGCGTGGGAACTTGACGGCGCGGAGCGCGATGCTGCGCTAGCCGCGTGGAAGGCGGCGAAGGGAAAGATACGGGAAGAGTTGCCGTATCCTGAGTAGGGATGATGTGTAGCTCAATCCGTTAACCTGCCCGACAATTGGTATCCGCCCAGAGACGAGGGGCCGGGAGGCCAGGAGAAACACCATGATCGACAACACCGGACACCTGATGACGAAGGCCAAAATTAAAAGACATTAAACTATGTCCGATCCAACGCTCAAACTGAAATTCCGTTGCGCTACCTACGAAGGTGCTCAACAAATCGGTATTATTCTTATTCAGGCTATTCAAAATGAATTAACGGGGGACAGATCAGGCCGTTGGTATCCGTTACCATCAAACATATTCTATACGAGGGAAGGTTATAAATCGCTCTCAAAAGAACTAAAAAAGAAAGTGAATTATCACCTTAAGTTTGTAGGTGCTCACGCCAGAGAAGAAATTTATGGTTCAGCTTATCGGGCTTCTGCTCCTGGCGAACCTCCTGCTTCCCGAACCGGAAGGCTTAGACAATCTTTTTATATGTTGATATCGGTATATGGAGAAAATGATTACGAGGTATCAATAAGAACTACAGTATATTATGCAGATGATATGGAACACGGAAGAGAGAAAGTAAGTCCAAGGCCATTTATTGAACCAGCAGTTCGTAAAAGTTTGCCAAAAATTGTTGCGGTTCAGCAAAACTTTCCCTATCGAATAATAAGAGGTCAATAATGAGTAGAGAACTTAATAAACTTTTCTATGATACGGTTATTGCGGACTCTATTTTCAAAACCAAGACAGGAGCCACAACAAGTGATCCTCGTCTTTACAAATATACGACACCGGTAAAAGTAACAATATCAGATACCAAAAAGCTATATGCAGTTTATCGACCGATGGGAACAACAAAACTGTCTACCGGAGCTAAAATTGACATAGGACAAATTAATGACAAGGCATACTCTCTGGAAGTTTTTGGTAAATCCGAGGCCGTAACTGACGTAGAGGATGTTTGCGAAGCTATTGAGAGTCTGTTTTATGAACAAAATTTCTTTACACAAAATCTTAAAGTGGGTTATACGTGGGCGACTCAAGGTAGTTTAGATTTTGATGATGGAAGAAAACTCTATCTTGAGACAATGATTATTTACTTTACGAAAATCATCAAACTCGTTTCGACATAAAGGAGTTTTGAAATGGCTGGAAATGCAACTGATGTAAAGCTCGGGGCCGCTTGGGTGACGTTCGGAACCGTGGCCGGAAACATAGGACAAATTCTTGATCTTGGTTACACCAAAGGTGGTGTAGCCTTTGCCGTCCAGACCCAATCTCACGAGGTAACGGTAGACCAAGAAGGCATTACGCCTATTGCAGAGACTATTATTGGCCGCATGGTCACTCTCAGCGCTCCAATGGCAGAAAGCAACTATCAAAGATTGCATTATCTTATACCGGAATCTGTTTATGCTGCCGACGCTACAGGATACCTCCTGAGATTGGCCTCTGGTGTTGGTGCTGCCTTGATGGATTACGCTGATGCAGCAACAGCAACATCAAAGCAAGATGCCCAAGATTGGATCAAGCTTTTTTATGCTGCACCGTTGGCTTCATTGAATGCAAGTTTTACGGCAGATGGAGAAAGGATTTGGCCTGCACAGTTCAAAGGATTTGTTGTTCCTACTGGGCAGACAAACGAGGGCTATATTTGTGGTATTCATGAAGGAAGCTAAAAATCTGGAAAAATTTCCAGATTTTTGATCTGTTTTCAAAGGAGGATTGAAAAATGAGGAGAATGGATTGTGACCAGATAAGGCCACAGGTAGGTGAGGTTGTTGTCGGTGGCAAAACACTTCAGGTGATGAGACGTACTATTGGACAAGAACTCAAACACGACGCCGAATACAAAAGTGTGAGCAAGGAACTCAAAAGGCTTACCGAAGACGGCAACGGACCCGGTTCAGATGAATACGGCCAACTTCTCCATGCCTGGTGGAAACGAGAGATTGAGATTTTCATTCCAGAGTTTGGAGAGGAACAGTATCAAAACATAGATCATATACAACGGGTGCAGATCCTCAATATTATCTTCGAGAGAGATCCTGAAGAGATGTCAGAAGAAGATGCAAAAAAAAACAATTTGGAATCGGAGGAGGCCCAGCCTGGAGAGAAATCATAGGCAGAATATGCAGTATTTTCCCAGGTGAAACTTTCGACGGATGTTACAACAAAACAGAACAGCAGGTTATGGGCATGTATTGGGAAACCTTCAGGCAAGAGGCCCGTAACAGATTAAGAGATCTTGGAAATCTTTCAGCTATCCAAGATCCAGAAGCATTAAATGAGTTAGCAAAAGAGCTTGAACAAAAGGCCCATCCTCCTGATCCAGAGGCAGATGGGCATTTTAGTAGAGAGAGCGTGAGAATCGTTAAGGGAATCCTTGGTGGTAGCAAACTAAAAGCTGATATTGGAAAGAAAACGGTGAAGAAACATGGACGACATGCTTAATTACGTTAACCAAATAAATAGTGCCATGGTTGACGGAATAAAAAATAGTAAGACCCTTATAGAACAAAGTCGAATTCTGACCTCTATCAAGCCCGCAGCGGCTATTGCCCTTCATGGTGTTGCTGGGCCTGGTATGGAGATTGCTGCTGCTGCTGGCTCAATGGTATCTGGTGAAAAGAGTTTTGGGAAAGCCGTAAACGACTATGTTGCCGATACCAAAAAATTTCAATTATACGGAGAGGTTGCCGCACAAACTTTTGAGAAACTAGGTAAAACTACGCTTCAAAATTCAGAAAAGTTTGGAAAAGCTACACAGTCAATAGCAAAACACATTAGAGATTTCACCAGTACGCCAAAAATGATGGATGACTCCATTAAGGCACTGGCAGGCAGAACTGGGCTGCTTGCTAAATCTTTTACTGGCCTTGCTACAGGGTTAAAGGTTGCTACTGGTCATATTGGAACTGCTTTAATGGTCGCTACGGCTGCATATGATCAATTCATAAAAAGATGGATGGATAATTCTAGGAAACTTAAAGAGGACATAGAATTACTGAAGGGCTCATGGGCTGACGTAGGTAGCCATGGCTGGTTTACTGATTTTGGTTCAGCGGGCAGTACCCGAGCAGGTATGAATAGGTGGACACAAAGAGGGGGCACGAGACAAGAATTTCTTAAACTATTGGACCAATCATCCGGTATGCTCTCTGGCAATATTAATCAGCGTCAAGCTACGTCCTTGATGGAACTTGCCAAAATCAGAGCAGGCAATGAAGGCAAAAATGTTTCCGAAGAATATAATAAATTACTCAAGAATTTTTATGTTCGCGGTACTGAAGGTAGTACACCAGAAAAACTTGAGCAAGAAAGACTCCGGATGCGTGTGGTGGAAGGCGGAAGAAGAACGGGAGTAGGCTTCAAAGGACCGTTGCAAAGATATAGAGAATGGTCGGAAGATGTAGGCACTAAACTCAACAACGCAACTGAAGGGTGGTCGCCTTCAGAAATAATTCAAGGGTTAACGTTTGCACGCCAAGGAAGAGGATGGAAAAGCTTCAAAGAAGGATGGAAAGGCTTCAAAGAAGGAGTAACTGGGGCAGCTAATTGGGGCATGGATGCTATTCTTGGAGCACGACAACTTCCAGGGGCCTTTGGGGGTTTGTCAGTGAAGGATTTTGGAAAGATTATTTCAGGAGGAGCAGGATTACTCGAAAAAGGATCTGCTGCTTGGGATACAGCAGCCGGAGAAAATAGGATAAAGCTCGGAGAAGCACTCGAAAGCAATAGATTACCTGGATTTTTGAGTAAGTTTCTGACAGAAACTTTCGGCCAAGGGCCTCAATTACAGTTTCAGGGCGCTGTACAAATGCTTAGTGGTTCAAGAAAAAAATTACTAATTGATGCTCAAAAGGACGAAAAAGAATTGGCTCGGCTAGAAAATGAAACCGAAGACAAAAAACAACTACTTACTGCTTATGAAATGGGACAGGAATTCAAAAAAGCGAACCCTAAAATGGTATCCGAAGTCAGAGAAATAGCTAAAAAAATGAGAAACGCTCAAACTCCTGAAGAACTTGAAAAAGCAAAGGACGCTATAGGGGATATTGCAGCAAAAACAGGTAAAGAATTCAATGAGATCATGGAGTATATCAAGGCACTCGATAATTCTGGGAAAGACATTCTTAAAACAGCAAAACAAGTTGAGCAAATAAAAAAGCAGATTGAAGAGAGAGAAAAGGAAATAAAGGAACGTAGAATAAAAATAGGACAAAGAGAAGAACTTATCGAGTCTTCTGGAAATGTAGACCTATCTGATCCTTATTATTCCATGAAAGCCCTTCAAGACGGTCGGGCATCAGTTCTTGAGAGAGCAATGATAAATCGTCAGAAAAATAGGTCTCAAACAGAAGAAGACTTAAGA